CTAACTGTTTCTATAACTTGATAAGCTTGAGTGTCAGATTGTTTAAATATTATATCTATAGCTTTTATTTTGTAATTGTTGATTATATCTATACAAGGCAATTCTATATTTAAAACAGCATTGTTTATAGAGTTTTGCATAAACTCAACTATGGTTGTTATAAAAGCTTCGTTTTCATCTTCGTTTACAAATTCACCTTCTTGGTATGGTATAAAAACATCTTGACTAAAAGGTGAAATTATAGAATATTCGTTATCATCAAATTTAAATCTATATGCAAATCTAACAAACCTTTCGGTTAAATAATCAGGATCTCCATTCCAACCTGTATAATTATCATTTCTTAAAACTCTAACAGAGTAACCTATTATTGTGTTAGCAGTTGATGTAGTATCTATAGTGTTACTAGCTTGAAAATCAACATAAGGTGCGCTACCAGCAGTAATAGCATCACTGGTCCAAAAACCTGTTCTTGCTGTTAAATCAACAAAACCATCAGGATATGTACTCGTTCCTTGTCGCATACCTCCTGGTAGTATATTTGTACCTAATAAATTAGTACCAGCAACATAACCAGTTGTTTGATCGTCCCACAGAAAAGGGCTTTTATAAAGACTACCTGTTGTTCCTCCTGCTGAAATTATGTTATTCCAGTCTTGAACTGATGGTATTCTATGACCTATTGGCGCTAAACCTCTAGCGTCTATAACAGCCCATTTATTATAAAGAAGCCCGTAAGTAACACCGTTTCCGTTATAATTAGCATAATAACACCAAGCTCCTTTTTGATCTGTATCAGCTTGTTGCCAGTCTATTAAAGTTCTAGCTTCTGTTATTTCGTCTCCATTTCTGTACTTCTTTACGGCTAAGTTGCTTTGAGATATTTTATAAGTACCAATTTCAACAACCTGTGGATCAGCAGCATCTGACATTGTAGATGGATATAAAGGATCTATTAAATCTACAAATCTTTGTTCTGCTTGAGCTCTTAAATTTAAAAAATGTGGAGGTGTGTAAGGTGCAAATTTAGCTACAGACATTTGATCTTCGTTAAAGTAATAATTAGGATCAGCTGTTGCCGTGTCTACATTTATTTTTCTAGGTTGGTTTCTATTGTCTGTAAAAAAAAGTTGATTTTCTATAAGACTTACACCATATATTAAATGTGTTTGTGAAAAATTAAGAAAATAACCACTAACTATAGTTGTGTCTGAATTTGAAAGTGTGTTTAAAAACCCTATAGTACATATTGCACCTGAGTTTATATTAGGTCTACTTTGTGAATTCCAATTCGTTCTAAAATAATAAAGTCTATTATTAGCTTCATCGGCATAAGTACCTATTATTTTATGACCAGTTTCAGAAGACCTACCAGTAGTTCCATTACCGATAACAACTTCTAAAGCACCAACATCACTACCTTCTGATCTAGATACAGCTACATTTAAAGCATCTCTATATTCGTTATTTGGAATTAATCTTTCATCTAAGTCTTTGTTCATTCTAGACTTAATGAAACTATTTTTAGCTTCTGCCATGTATTAATTTTTTATCCATTTAGACTTACCTCTCATAACTTGTGTTATTTCACCAAGCTTAATATTAGATAATCTTATTTTAGCATTTCTTAGTTTAGATATCTTATCTTTTCTTAGTCTTTGTACGACGTACTCTGGTTGATTTATTCTTCCAGATATTAAAGAATACAATATAGCAGCATACATAGCATCTTCAGCAAGCTTAGGAACTCTACTATCTAAATCGTAAGCTAAACCGTCTGATATATACTCAAATACAATTAACTTTCCTACAAGGTTACTGGAAAATGATAGTTTATTTTCTCTTTCATTTATGTTAAACCAACCGTTACCTTGTGCTGCTTGTGGTTCTAAACCATATCTTTGGCCATATCCATAACCACCTGTTATGCCCCAACCATACCCATATCCATACCAGTCATCTGCTGTAAAATCACCTCCCATGTTAACAGCACCATCTACTAAATTGTCGTCAGCGTTGTGCCATCTTTCTTGCGTTATTGAAGTTCCCTCTAGGTCGTTTCCAAAATTATCTTGAGTTGGTATGCCAGAAGAATCTTGCAACTGTGTGTAATATGGACTAATCGTAATATTGTTAGTTGGATATATAATATGTTTTACACCTAAATCATCTATCCAAGAACACCTAACATAATTAACATAATCTTGAGGTATGACTAAAGTTAGATTATGTGGTATTGTTAATTCTGACGACTTAATGCTTTTTAATGTGTCGTAACTAAATTCCTGCATTGCTCTTTTAGCAAAAAATATAATATCACTTCTTTTAGCGTTTGGAAGTAATTTATCTTTACCAACATAGCCTACTTGAAAATTATTTATTATGTCATTTAGTTTTATGTACTGATAACTTCCGTAATTATCTTCAGTTGCTTCACCATATGCTTTTTCTGCTTCTGTTTGACCATACTTTCCTCCTGTAAGTATTTTTAACTGAACAACAACATACGCGTTTGCGCCAGGCGCTGTTGTTAGTTTTACTGTCTTATTGTCAGAGCTTAAAGACATGTTTGTCAACCACTCTGTATAAGACCCAGCTAAACCTGTTTGACTTGTATAAACTTTGAAATTATTTAAACTATAGTCTGGATTACTAGAATCCCAACTACCTAAATATAAGTCAGTGTCAAAAGTTGTAACAAACTCTTGACTTGTAGTATTGCTTGAATTTGCTCTAAAACCTTGAGCTCCTTGATAATATTGTTGAGCTGTTTCGTTTATTAATCCGTTGTTTGGTGGTAATATAGCCATATTCTATTAAGTTCTTTCGTTTTGTTCTTCTTTTTGTATTTCTGCAGAAGCAGCTTGTATAATCATAGGATCTTTTATTACAACTCCAGCGTATTTTAATACTTGTAATATAACGCTTGTTTGCTCTGTTGGATCTAACTCAAAATCAACAGAGGTAGATGGATCCCACACGTAGTAGCCTGCTGTAGAGTCAAAATTCCAAACAACATCAGCTGGTTTTCTTACATAAGTTGCTTGAACGCTACCACTTACTGATTGAGGATATATTATTATTTGGTTGTTTTCATAAACAAAAACAGGAAAATATTCTGAAGGTTTAGTTATTGGTGATAAATTCATTAAAGCTAATTCGTTTCTTTGAACCATTTCTACAGCTTTATCTTCTTTATATAAAACTGTACCTAGTTTATAAAAATCAATAGGATATAAAACTATCCTAATAGTATTTCCCGCAGCTAATGCACCCGCTGTTAATTGTAAAGCTCCACCAGTTATTGTATAATCAGAATAAGCAACTCCAGGTGAACCCGTGGGTTGTTCTAGTGTTACAACTACGTTGCTTGTTTCTACTTGGGCTTGAGTTATTGTTGTTAAAGGATATGATGTTGCATTTAGTATAGTCGCAAAGGTTTGTGAACCTGTTGAAACCCCTGAAGAGTTTGGTGGGGTAAAATATCCTGGTGATGTGCCTACGGGCGCGGTATATCCGCATGAGCCTATAGTTTTAAATTTATCTAATTTTTCTTGAACTGTTTTGTAGCGATCACCATATTCACTGTCATTTTGAGGAACACGCATTTGTTGATTTATAGTATCAAAATAACCATCAACTATATCTAATTGAACTTGGGTTGCAAGTTTATTAAATTCATTTGGTGTTAAATAACCTCTTTGCTCTTTGTTAATGATTAACAAGACTGTTTTATAAACTTGATCTACGTTTATCGCCATTTTTATTTTTTTATTATAATATACTAAAGCGCCACGCTTGGTGGCACTCTAATATATTAGTATTACATGTTATTTAAGTTTTTTCTCTATAGACTTAAATATTTCTACTCCTTCGTCTGTTTTGAAAAAAGCAGCCATTGCAGAGTAAGGATTTTCATCAAAAGGAACACTCATTAGTTTCTTTCCATTAGAAGCCCAAGTAAAATATCTTTGATCTTGAGATAGATCTATTATATTTGCCTCTACAGCTTTAACAGCAAAGTTTCTTAATTGAACATTTTCATCGTTAACTAATTCAATAAATAAACCTGGATTTGATCTAGCGAATATTAATAAATCTCTTTTAAGTTCTTTAGAACTCATTTTTGTAACTTTAGATCCTATTTCAACTCTCATTATGGCTTCTGCCATATCAATATCAATATTTCTAGCTGCATTAAGAGCATCAACTTGAAGATTTAATAAATCTAATTCATCAACAGCAACTTCAACAGGATCAAATTCAAAAAAACTTTTATCTTTTAAAGGGTGGTAAAGTGAAAGAAGTTTTTGTAGGTTTTGTTTTTGTTTTGGTACCATTAAAACGCCATCTTTAAATATAATATGTCCTAATGTAGCTTCGCCTTTTTGCTCATCAACAAAACAAGAGTCTTGATTAGTTGCGTATCTAATTTCTCTTTGTTTTCCGCTTTCTTGATCAAAATATAATAAAGCGTGTTTTTTTGTATGTTTAGAAGGTATTGTATAGGTTAATGGTTCTATTCCATTTTTTAATATATATCTTCTATCTTTTATTTCCCAATTTTTTTTATTTTCTTTTTTCATAATATAATATAATTAAATAGTTAAAAAGTAAGAATTACCCTTGAAGATTCATCAAGGGTAAAACTTACAGGATTTTTTATAATCCTTTAAATAATACGAAGTTGTTAGCAGCTTGTGTTACTAAACATCTTTCAGATAGGAAGTTTACTTCCATAGCATCTAAATCAGATGTAAAAGCTCCACCAGCAGAACCAGTTAACCACGACTTCATACGTCTATCATCTCCTTGAGAAGCTCTGTATCGTACGTGCAAGAATGGACGACGGATATTAGTTCCTAAGATTTGATCATAAACAGTTGATGTTCCAGCAGGAATTAAAACACCTTCAATTGAAGATGGTCCTGTAAGAGCACCACGAGTTGAAGCATCATTTAAGTATTTCCAGTCTGTTTTATAGAAATCATAAGATCCTCTACGGAAACCGCTAAATCCAAGATTTAAAGCCATATCTTCAGAGTTTTCAAATAATCCATAAGCAGTACCGCCTTGAGCACCTCCAGAGATTGCAGATAGCATGTCATCAAAATCCAAAGCAGTTTGTCTTTGTAAAAATAACATGTTTTCTTCAATAGCCCCTTGAGTATCTAGGTTTTTAAGGATAGCGTCGAAAGAATCAATTCCAGCAGCAGCAGTAAAACCAGTGTTTACGTTACCTCTTTCTTCGATTGCAGCGAAAAGACCTTGAGTACCAGCTATGCCAGTAATAGCAGAGCTATTTGTGTCTACTTTTTCACCTTCAACTAATGACATTTCTAGGTAATCTTCAAAACGTAGTCTTGTTTCAGACTCAGCTTTTAAGTACCATAAATATCCAGATGTTCCATCTTCAGTAGCAACTTCAACCCAACCAATTTGAGCCATATCAGAACCGTTTACAACGTATTTGTTTCTGATTATGATTGGTGAATTATGATATTGAGTAAACTGAGGATCAACACTAATATATCCATCTGTTTGATTAGCAGCGTTGTAGTTAGGTGTAGTAGATCCTTTTACATATTCAGAACCATATACAAATACCTTTACAGTACCAGTTAATCCAGCAGCAGCTAAAGTAGCGGCAGTATAAGGTAGTGCTGTAATTTGTCCAACACCAGCTCCACCAGGTACAGTAGCACTAACATAACATTTTGCTTCGTTTCCAAAATTATCTAAAACTACAACTGTTGCACCAACAGAAATAACGTTAATTACGTCAGCAGGAGTTCCAGTAAAATTGATAACATTGCTAGCTCCATAAGCAGGAGTTAAGTCTTCATAAGCAATATGTAATCTGTTTTGCTCAGACCAGATAACTTGATCAGATGTCATTGGCATTTCAGCGCCAACCATTCGTAAGAATCCAGATAACGTACGGTTTCCGTAACGCTCTACTTCTTGTTCGTATACTTCAGGTAGATATTGTTGTGCAAAATCCACGAAGTTAGCACCCGCTTTGTCAGTCCACTGTAAATAGTTGCTGTTGAGCACTTCTTGTTTTTGAGATGGGATTAAGCTCCCAAATTGAGGTTGTAAACTCATAATTTTTTAATTTTTTTAGTTAAATTTTTTTCTTCTTATTTTAAGTTTTGAAGAATCAGCGCCACTTATAGCTTTAACTTTTAATCCGTTTACAAAAACATTTCCATTTACCCCTTCTTTTCTAGGTTCATTAGATATGTTTTTAGACTTAGCTATAACGTCTTTTACAGCGTCAGCTTTGCCTTGTTCATAAAAATGTTTAGCTATAGTATCTGCGTTTCTAGCAGCATACATGGCTTTATGGTAACCTTTTGGATTAATTAGCTCATTGTTTTCGTTTAAGAACGTCTTAACAAAATCAGTAATGTCTAATTGGTTTTTAACAACATCATCAGGATTTTTTACTCCATATCTAAAGTTTTTGTCTCCTAAATTAAAATCGAAACCTTCGAAATTTTCATTAAAAGTATCTTTAGTTACTTTTTCAAAAGCTTGACGCTGCTGAGTCACCATTTTTTGATCTTCATTATATCTATTAAAAAAGTCAATTGCTTTTTGTTGGTCTTCATTAACTGATGATTTCAACTTGATTTCATCATAATATTTATTTTTCAAACCTTCTAAAAAGCTTTTAGCTTTTCCAATTTCTTCTTTATATGCTAGTTTCTTTTTTCTAACATCTTTTTCATCGTCCAACTCTTCATCATATGAAAAATTATCTTCTAACAAGAAATTAACTTCTTCGTATTCTAAATGTGGACGAGTATTTCTGTAATATTCTCTAAGTAAAGTGTTATTATCTATGTTTTCATAATTAGCATTTAATCTAACATAATCTTCGATAGTAGCACCTGGCATTTCTTCCATAAAAGAAACTAATTTTTCAATGTTTTCAGGTAGTTTTTTTCCTAACACCTTTTCATCTCTTATTGCTTCTTTTACTTCTTGTTCAACTTTTTTTGTTTCTTCTTCTACTTTCTGCACTTCTTCAATAGGACTTTCAATGGGCTTTTCGTTTCCTTGTCCCACTTCTTGCAATCCCACCTCGGATCCTTCTTCGCGTAGCACGCTGCTCTCTGTTTCTTGCTTTTGAACGGCATCTTCTTCTTTTTTTACTTTACTTAAATCAACCTTTACTGGTTCTTCTTTTTTAGCAACAGCCGCAAAATCCATTTTTATTGTTTCTTCTGGGGCTGATAATTTTTTAGGTGTTTTTCTTTTTTGTTTTAATTTAAAGTCACCTTCCTGTTTAACAGGTTCATTTGTTTTTGTTTCTTCTGACATAATATAATATAATTAAAAAATTGATAATTGTTTTTATCTAGGATCAAATTGCTCTAATCCAAAACCTCCTAAATTGTCAAACCCTGCTGATTCAAAATCTTGAGGTAGTGTGTTGTTTTGTCTTTGATTTATTAGCTTAGATTCTTGAGTTCCTTGCATCTTTATTCTATTATCTTTTCTATCTTCTATTTCTTGCTCTTTAGTTGTTTCAGCGCTAGATTTTATTCTAGCTAATTGCATATTATAACTAAACTCTTCAGCCATTAAACCTTTCTTTATTTCTGCTTCTTGAAGCATTTTTTTCATTTCAAGCTGCATTTTAGAAGTTTCTATTTGTATGGTTGTTTCAGCTAAAGCTTGTTGTTTTTGCATTTCTGCTGTTATAGCAGCTTCTGAAGCTTGAGCGTTAGCCTGAGCTTGAGCTTGAATATTAGCTTGTTGATTAGCTTGATCTTGTCTAGCCTTAGCTTTTCTTTTTTGTTTCAACAAAGCGTTTGCTAGTTTTATGTTTTTAACCTGTCTAATGTCTATGGCATCATCTAAATCTATACCACCTGACTGTAGAGCTATTTGTATATTTTGCTCTAATTGAGCTTTAGCTTCTTCGTCTGGTTCTAATTCTAAGAATATTCCAAAATCTTGTAGATTTTTTTCTTGCAACTCTTCTAATGTACCAGTGTTATATGACGATATGGAGTCTATTAAAGCAGCTCTAGTTAGTGGATATTCTAAAGCATCAGCTATTCTTAATGCTATGTTTTCACAAGTTCTTAAGGTTAAATATAAACCACCTTGCATAACATGCCTTAGTGCTGTGTTTGAATTTGCTGCAGCTAATTTTTGTAAACCTACAAGTGCGTCTTTGCTAGGCGTGCTAGCATCTGAAGCTTCGTTTAAACCAGTCACGTCACGTATCATTTGAAGATAATACTGATATGTTTGTATTAAACTTTGTATTTTAGCACCACCGCTACTTGTTTGAAGTTCTTGAATAGGTACTTTAGCTCTGTTTAAGTCACCGTCTTGAGTCATAGATCTTCCAACTATAGAACCAGTTTGAAAATACATGTTTAAAGCTTCAGAGGCGTTATAATTTGTTCCGTTACCTAAATCAACCTCAGCTAAACCATCTACATCTACAAAAACGCCATCTGGAACCATTCTAGACAATACCTGTTGTAGTTTTAAATGAGTTAACTGTATCATGTCTGCAAAACCTGTTATTCTGCTAACTGTTGACTCTATCATTCCTTTATACATGCGCGGTGCACATATAGAATAATTCATGTTAACTTTTGTTAAATTAGAATTTGGTCTTGTCATATTTTCTGACATTTTCCACTCTAACATCATTTCGTGTCCTAGTATTTTAGCGCCAGTGTATAATACTTCTATACTTCTACCTACTCTTTCAAAATTATCATTTGGTTGAGGATTAAAAGTGTCTGGTTTTTCTAAAGCTTTTTCAAGACCTTGATCTGTTTGTTTTATTTTAAATATTTGATTACTGTATGTCTTATATTCAAAATACAAAACTTGTACTTGATTATAAGAATCTTGTTGTGCATAAAAATTTCTAGTATAATTAGCATCACCTGGAAATTTTTCAATTTTTTGTAATTCAGCGTCTGATAGTCCAGGAAATTGTTTTTTTAATTCAACTAAACTTATTGATTTAACCTCTCCAGCATAATATATATCATCAAAATTAGGATCTTCTGTATAGGAATAAACCAAATTAGCAGGGTCTACATAGTTAACGGTAACGCCATTTGCTAAATTAAAATCTGTTTTGACAGCCCCTATTCCAATTATAGCTAAATCTTGTATTAACCTTTTCTTTACTAAGTCGTATTTATTATAAGCTAAAACATTTTCAATAGCTTCTTCTTCTGCTATTTCTATAGACTGCTTATAACTTAATTGCATGTGAAGATCTAACTCTTGCTGGTTTTCTGGTAAATTATCAGTGTCATTTGTGTTAAAAAAATTCATGCCAGTGGCTTGATTTGTAGCTTCAATTATTTCTTTAGCATACATATCACGCATTATAGCATCTGCGTATTTAGTTCTTTTCTTTAAAGATTCTGGATCTTGAGCAAAAGCTTTAATATCAAATATTTTTTGTGACATTCCGTTAACTATAATGTCAACAAATTTTGGTATTATTGGAACAGGTTTCCAGTCTAAATTTAAGTAAGATAAATCGCCATTGACAGCTAATTCATCTTTATATTTTTGAACAGGTTGTTCACCTCTAGCATACAGTCTTAATCTGTGAAAGTTTAACCAACTATTTTGATATCTATTACCTAAACCTCCTCTATCTCCAGAAAACCACTCCCCTTCAATAGCTCTACCCACGGCGTAACCATAATCATAACTTTGCTTTTCTTCATCAGATACAACCTGACTAGGAAACGAACCTGCGTAATTAGTGTAAATCATTTATCTTATTATTTTTGAACTAAATCCTTTATTATCGTATTTTTTAAAACCTAAATTTTTAACCTCTACTTTTCTTTTAAATACAGGTGTGTATAAGTTTTTATTACAAGCCATTATTGCTAGACCGGAACTTATAGAAGCATCGTGTTTTGTTCTGTTGTTTATATCAAATCTCGACCAATCTTCTAATGTTTTTTGAAAATACATATCACCGTATTTTTCACCTAAATTACCTACATAAGTTTCTATATAAGACTCTATAGCTGCGGCATGCGCTTGTTTTATATCTTGACTAGAATTAGGTATACCACCTATTTCTTTCTCTGTAACTGACAATTTCATATACACCTTATCTGGTCTGTTCATAGAATAACCTCTATAACCTCTTCTTTTAAAATGATATAATAATCTTGGTTTGTTATTTTCAGCTAATATTGGCATACCATAAAATATACAAGCCATAAGTACATCTTCAAAAAATATCTCAGCTGTTTGAGGTCTAGCTATGTATTCTAAAAAAAACATACTATTAGGCGCGTCTTCCATTGAAAATTTAGTTAAACCATGTAGAGAACCATTTGATCCTCTAGAGTCTACTGTACCAGATATATCATATGGATCACATCCAAAAGCACCAATGTGCTCATTACCTGGATATTTAATTCCGTTTTTATTTATTACTATATTTTGTAATCTTACAGGAGGTACCCATGATATGTTAAATCTTCCATTTTTATTAGGAACAAATAAAACTTTACTATCTTTAACTCCGTTTTGCCATTGAAAAGATCCTCTTGTAACGAGCAGGTCATTTTTAAAATCTTGATTAAAATCTATTTGCTCATATATCTTTGTTAAATTAAATAAAGATTGTTTTGCTTCATCTCTAAAAGCGTGTTTTTCAGTTCTTGGAAACTGACG